AATTGCGCTTCTGTTGCATGTTCGCGTAACCACTGGCGCTGTTTACCCGCTAAGTCTGGTTGTCCATACTGAGAAACAAAATCATCCGCAGTCGCTAACGCTTCAACCTTATTAGGTGTGCAACCTAATAATTTATGCTTACAGTTTTTCTTTGCTCCAACGGTATAAAATACGCCGCCGATGCGATAAACGAGTGACCATGCATCCCATCCATGTGTGACTAAAATGTCACCGCGTCTGAATGATTCATAACTGAATCGGGCCAACGCGAAAATCTCTTTTTCAGTCATCGTAAAGTTAGTTAGTTTGTTATTTCCGTTATCAACTATTTTCCCGTTCGAGTCTTTTTCGATGATATGGAGGCATTGCGGGCATTGCTTTACAGCGGGTTCAATAGGGCCACCACACGCAGGACATTGCAAAACAGCATCGATTTCTGCATCGTACTCGTCTTTATCAAATGTCAGACGGTCGCCAGCGTTAAGATTTCCGTGTCGTAATAGCGATACCCCAAAATCCAATATCAGAGCATCATGCTTAACAACGGTCGGATATTTATCAATATCAACTTTACGAAGTACACGGCCCGCCATTTGAATCAACGCGCCTTTACTTGATGATGCACGTAACAGCAATAAGCATGATGACGGTTGACTGTTCCAGCCTTCCGTTAATAATGTTGCGTTTGTTAATACTCGATATTCACCACGATCATACGCTTTAAGTCGGCGTTTACGTTCGCGTGGTTTCATGGCCCCGCTTACATATGTTGCAGCGATACCGTTTTTATTGAATGCTTCGGCAACTGATTTGGCATGGTTTACTGTCTGGCAAAATGCAACGGTTAAACGTTCTGATGCCCGATCACGCCATTCATCGACTATGCGTTGGTTGGTAATATCTGTGTTTAATATCGCCTCTACTTGTTCATCATCTTTTGCATCAGCAGCCGCAGCTACGCCGTCAACTGTAACGATGAATGCGCGTGGTGGAACAAGATGGCCTTGACGAATGAGATCATCTAACTGGACTTGATGAGCAACAACATCTAGATATTTGGATAGTGATTTTTGGTCACGGCGTTCGATTGTTGCTGATGTGCCATAGATTTTGCATTCAGGATTAATTTCACGCGCACGTTCGATAATATTTTCATAACTGGCCGCGCCTAATCGGTGGCATTCGTCAACTATGATTAAGTCATAATGCGTCATTGCATCGAGTCGATTAACAACGGTTTGCATCATCCCGAAAGCATAAGGCTTATCAAAATCGTTATTATCTGGATCAATAAAACCATACTCTAAATTAGGATTTACCCAACCGAACGTCTCAGCATTTTGCTGTTTTAATTCGTCTAAATGTTGAAGTACCAGGACTCGTTTAAATTGTGCAGCGATATATGAGAGGACGCATGTTTTACCTGCGCCTGTAGCCGCGACACATGCAACACCTTGATATTTAATTAAGGCATCTAACGACTTTTCGACCATTTCTTCTTGATAGCGTCTTAGTTTCATAAATTCCTTATTATGAAGGGCTTACACATCAAAGCCCTTGAGTATAATGCTAACTGAACACTATAAATTAAAAACCAATATCATCATCAAAATTAGCATTTGATGCTGCGCCTTGGTTCCAACCACCCGCAGATGACGCCCCCATATTTACAGGTTTACGCTCGTCTTTATCTTCCATCGTCTCGACCATTGAATCGATAAATACAGCAGATTCTTTAGCAATCGCTTCTTTAAACGTACAGCCAGATGATGCAGAAAACGGGATCTTAATATCGAATTTATAGCCGTCTCCACCATCTTGTTTGGTGTATAAAACCTTTTGCAGAACAAGCCCAATTTCTTTACCTTGGAATTCATTAACAGCCTGTTCGTGTCCCAAATTCTCTAATTGAATCTCATTAATACGCAATAGGCCCATGATCGCCATGATGATATTCGTGCCGTTTTTAATTGCTGTACCATCAGCTTTTTCATAGTAAACAGACAAATAATCAATCGATTGATCTGCTGTTGGCCACAATGAAAACTGAACGCCTTTAGTGCCAGTACTGGCGATAATTTTCTTCGCTGTTAGCTTGCCAATATGCTTGCCAGTTTGAAAACCTTGCTGACCTGCTTTTTGCGCCATGTCTTGATTAAATTTCATTTATTTATATTCCTTCGTATTCACGTATTGCAGCGTCAACCACTGCTAGATTATTGTCGATTTCTTCATTTTCAAACATACCCATTGGCGTTTTAACGCAATCTAGGCCATTATTCTTTGTACTAAAATAATGCTTACCATCGCGCTCATAACAACGAAACACAATGGTAAATAAACCCTCTAAGCAAACCTGATTGTCGATCATTCGGCCTACTGTTTTAGGCGTTACATTACCGCGATCATCTTCTTGTAAATGACACATAAAATAAACGGTAATGTCGTCAGGCAATGCACTGCAATGATTGATTAGCTCGATATAGTTTTTAGCCATCACGGTGAACTTGCCATATCCTGTTTCTTCAACGCGGCGCATCGATTCGTTTTGCATGTAATAATTTGAATCATCGATGATGATTGATTTCTTACCCGCATCAATCGCCGCATCAATTGCTTTATGAACAGTGATGTAATTATCACTAATGAACAATGAGCCACTGGTATTTTTAGCGTTGAATTTCTTACGCCATTCCGCAGATTTGAACGGTAAGGATTTACCTTTATTCGGCTGTATCAGTAGCGCTGATTTAGCATCAAACTTATGCAATGATGCACTTTTCCCGCTTCCTGACCCGCCTATGATTAGAGCTAATACTGCCATCATTCCCCTGCATAATAATGCTAACTGAATAGGTATTGATAAAAAAACCAGCAACAAATGTTACTGGTTATTAAATTAACCCTTTAAGGTTACGCTGTTACGAGCGTGTTAATCAAGTTTTATTTTAAGATATATAAATTGTAATTTCAGATGAAGGCATTTTGATTGAAACATCGCCTTTAGTTTGATTGATATGTATCTCATTTTCTATTGATTTTATATAAATTGAGCCATCTTGATTAAAATTACATACATCGATTACCTTTGATAGGCTGATTATAAATTCAGCTCTGTTCTCATCATTATCAAGTTTTCTAGAGAGAGCTGAAATTATTTTATAGGTGTTTTCTCTACCGCCAGTTTTGTTAATTACCGCCATTGCTTGCATTTTTTTATTGATTTCGCTTTTTATACTTTCGAGTTCCGCGCTATTAATTCGTATTTTTTCTTTGATGATATCACTTGGTAGTTCGGCAATAACATCGACTAAGTTTCCGATTCGAAATTCTAATAGTATTTTAGTTTGATTTAATGCGTATAGATCGCCCTTGAGATATGAAAGGTGCTCTATCGATTCGCCTTGGTGAGGTATCTTATTCATCTCCCCTGCCATGGCAATAATTATGTCTTCTACAAATTTATATCTAAAGCTAGGAAGTGGACATTTTTTATCGTGATATTTTCTGCACGAACAATTTAAATATCTATAGTCTAAGGTCTTTCCTGTCGCAGAGGTTTGTTTTTTTCCATGCAATATTAAATTCATACCGCAGACGCCACATTTAGCGATCTTACTTAATAAGTTTGAGGTCTTTAGATTAACCCGAGTCACTTCTCGACTGTTTGGGGTTCTTCTCTTAATTTCAGATTGAGTTAAATAGAATGTATCTTTAGAAATGGCCGCAGGATAAAAATCATCAAACTCAACGGTTCTAGCTTCAAGTAAACCGTAGGTCGCTTTACTCACTAGAACTTGTCTAACTGTAGTTTGGCCCCAAGCTTTTGAGCTACCTAATGTGTCTACACCTAACTTATTTAATAATCGAGCTGTTTCAGACATTGATTTAGCTTCTAAATATGTCTTAAAACAAAGTCTTACCGTCTCTGCGGCTTCATTCAGTTTATATTTTTTATTTATATCGTCATAAGTAAACCAAGCAGGACTTTTAAGTTTAGGAGTTTCCCCATTTTCTATTAATTTTCTTTTTTCGTTCCATATTTTGGTTGCTGAATTTGATTTTTTTGATGAGCGTTTTCTGATTTCCCATAGCTCTAACATATGCCATGCAAGATCTATAGTGTGCGCGGAATTCTCTTTAGAATAGACAATATCACTACCCAATATTGATATTTTAACCCCTGAATTTATTAGGTCATTAATATCGCTATGTATTCTTGAGGCGTCACCTTCATCGATCTGATTCATCTCAGTGATCAATAAAGTTATGTCTTTATAGGTTTGATTTCTATCATTTATAAATAATTTTATTTCTGATAGTGAACTAACACTAGAGGTATTACGATGAACTTCAACATCAATAACTTTCTTTTTATTTTGCTTTATCCAGTTTCTTTCTTGAAGTGAAATGTCAGAGCCATCAGAAAATGCCCTATACAATACAACGTAACTACTCATGCTAGGAATTCCATTTTATTTAAGAATTGTCTTTATATCACATAAATAGTTACAATTATATTTTTTACTTTGAACATCAAAACAGCATTGCAATAAATTATAATTTATTGAACGTTTTAATATCCATAATGCGGAATGTGATACGGTCAGAAGTTAGGACGCGAATCTTACCTAGTGTAAGACATAAATCGCCATTACGTTTAATTTTCATCATATTCATTTTACCTAACAACACCTGATTAATTGCCTTAATAGCTTTGAGGTGATCGCGTTCACAGATTTTTTTATCTGTATTAACAGTCACATTAAAATCTTGTATTACAACATGGCGGAAATCGTGGCGGTTAGTTCGTTCTGTAACGACTTCAGGTATAACGATTGCAGGTTCTACGACTGGTGTAACGATTGGTTCAATGGCAGGCTTAGTTATTACGGGTTCAGCGATTGGTTCAATAAAAAGTAATTGGCTCTCACCTTCTTCTTCATTATCATTTTTTAATAATGCGTCCATCTCATCATTATTTATTGAATTGTCGGGAACGTTTTTTTCGATTACTTTACTTTTAAGATAGGTAGGAGCTGTGGTTTTAGTTTTTGGTTTTGGTTTGTTTTTGCTATTGAGATCTATATATAATTGTTTCGCGTTGTGAATCCAATCCTTCGCTGATATTTCTTCACGTAATATGGCCGCCTTCATTGCTTTTGGTAATGATGACGGTTCAAGTCGATGTACAGCGCAGACGACTTTAAAATTTTCATCATAATAAGCGCAGTTATATTTAGGATTATTTGTTGTACCTAGGTTAGGTATCTTTTCGGTAAGTTGTCGTTTTATTGGAATAGAGGTATCAAGGCAGCGAGAGTGATTGATATTTTGCGTGGCGGTTAGGTCTTCAATGCATAATCCACGTTGTTTTAACATTTCTAAAATTTCAGTGGATTGATTTATTACTTTCCACCTTTTTGTTTCCGCCTCTTTCATTTCATTAATTATGTCATCAGCACTAGTTATGAATTTGTTACGAAATTTGAGTAACGATTCATCATCACCAAATTCTCTGAATATCTGCTCCATGTTTTTTTTATTACTCAGCAATCCGCACAACATATTTTTCTTGTCTGCAATTCCGATACCAGATAAATTCACGTTAAACATCCTATCTATTATGTATGTTACACAATGTTACGTTACATTTGAGCCTTATAATATAAACAAAATCGTTATTATTCATAGTCCTGATCGGCATTTAATAGGTATTAAGTTACGAATGATCACATTATAGTCAGAATATCGATCAAAAAACGATCAGATAATATAACGAACTAGATCAAAATGTGATCAGATTTGTATGCTTAAGTAAATTCGTTCGATAAATGAAGATTTTATTTAAATTTGATAGTTTATTCTAAGATAAATTCTTAACGCACTTCATTTGCAGTCTAATTAAAGAAAGAACGTTTCATATCAGAAGACTTTAAATCAGTGATTCACCTATTTTGATAGCTGAAAATTAATAGGTATATTGCCACTGGAAGGTTTGACTCTATTTAAGCTAATCGGGCCTGTAGTGCAGATTAAGAGGTTATT